CCATGCTGTTATAGCTGAAAGTGTCTCGGATGCCATGGATATCGATCCGTTTGCCGAAGGCACCAGCTACAGAGTCAAGGCTGATATCCTCATCGATGCTATCGAAGGTCTTGAGAAGCATGCCTGGTATGCTTTCCCCCCCTTGCCACTTACAGACATAACTGGCATGCCTTCGGAGCCCGTGTCGTTGTCTGTGGGTGATCTGGACGTAATTATGCCCTCCAGGGCTATGGGACCAGAGATGTTGGCAGGTAGAATCATGTCTGGGAACACTGATGCACTGATGAAGAACTTTCCTGCTGATGGCAGGTACAGCTACGAGGAGGTCGCATCCACATGCCGGTACCTACAGAGCCATCTTCTCAGAGTGGGGGGTCTGGCGCATCGTGGTCCGCTGCATGAACATAATGAGAGCTTCCCAGAGGCAGACCTATGGGAGCTTGCCTCAGAAACTTACGGCCAGAGTTCAATCGCCCAGTTCGCTGAAATACGCGCAGATCTTGTGCGGCATGTGGACCAGAACCCTCCAGGCCATCCTGACATGTGGAATCCTTGCCTGATCTATAAGGCGAAGGTGCTTGCATACTATAGGATAAGGGACCCGATTACAGATGCAAGGGGGTACAGGATAGACTGGTTTGCACTATCAACTTTTGATGTTGCCGGGGGTGTGAACATCAGCCCCAGGGACGATGTGCCAGTATATCTGTGGCCTAGGCAGAGGATGAGGTCCCAGGAAATGGAGCTCGCAGGTATGCTGCCAAGACGTTTGAAACTCACGCTGTATTCCATGCTAGGTACATCTAGAGCAACAGGTGCTGATTATGGTTCTGTGGTCATGGCATGGCAGAAGCTAGCACTGACTGCTGTGGCCTCAACATGGGCGTCAGGTGCCAACTTCATTACCTGCAGGCATCTGTCATCCTGCTTGAGTGCACCGGCCCCCCCCTTCCATAGTATGGCCAAAAAGTTTAAAGGCCCAAAGACAGTCGCGTGTATTGTATACTTCGAGTCTCTTCTAAAGGCTCTTAGGCAGTGGGACGAGAGAGATAAGTATAAGGCGCGATGCGCTATTCTAGACCTCCCGCGTGCATTTTCACAGCTTGAGGCATACTGGCAAGTCTGGGTGCCTACTGATCTTGCTGACGTGGAGAAACATTTCACCGACTGTGTCATAGCCCTGCATTCAGAAGCCGAAGATATGGAAGACACGTATCACACACGTGCAAATGATCTCCAAATGCAGTATGATCTGATCACGAGATCTGTGATCACCTATCAAGACATACGTGAGTCGGTCCGGACATCATGCACGTTAGAGACGGGGGGTAAGTTTGGCTGGTCAGTATTCGGATCCATGGCATCTGCGTATGCTCTCACGCTTGAAGGCTCACCAAAGAACTTTGATAGGTCCTTCTCAAAGGGCGGGAAGGCGCGAAACCTAGTCTCACACCTTACTGTAAGGCACTCAGGACGTATTAATAGAAGAGGTGAGCTTGAGAAGGGAACTGTGGCCGAAATGATCATTAGGGAAGGCGTATGATTACCTCTCTCTGCTGAGGCCAACAGCGCGTTTCTACTATGGCGACCGGCCCTACTTTATGAATCATCCAAAAAATG